TAGTTCCAAGCTCTCCTCGCTTGACCCACATCGAAACTGTCCAAGTGGTATCTGTGCTGCCTGTTGCCCGCTCAATGTCAGAGCTACCATCAAACCGCAGTGAACGAGTGACAGGATCAGACGCGCCACCACCGGAGGCTGGCTTATTCCAAAGTGCTGATCCGAAGTCTGCCATTTAGCTAAAATCCAATTGCGGTGCGCCGAGCAGGATGGTGTTGTCGGCTTGAATAATGTACGGCAGCACATCTACTTTGGCTGATCCGCTAGAAAGTGTCGGTGCGCTGCCCCCAACATTCTTGTAATCAGAAGTCCACGTTGCTGTTGACGCTGAACTGTCTTGAATCAATACGATTACCCCAGTTTGCCCAGTGTTGCCTGAATCGGTTGTTGGGTTGGTGAAGCCGTTCGTGCCAGCACCTAAAGTGATTACGAAATTCTGGTAAGTGTCGAAGTCTAGTACGCCCGAACTTAATGCAGAGAATGCAGCAGTCTGTGTGTTGCCTTGCTGGGCCGTACTCCAAGAGTTGCTAACATCATTTTTGGTCGTGTCTGCATCGTAGGCTTGAACATCTGTGCCGATGACGAGTCCCGTTATAGTTTTGTTGGAAAGAGTCTGGGTAGCAGATGTGCCGACAATCTCTTGATCGGAGCCAGCAGGAAGGGTAAGCGTGTTAGTCACACCTGCTGAATGAGGCTGGGCGATAACTGTTTGCCCGTGGCTGTTTGATTCGCAGTTCAGCTTAATTGCACCAGCATTCGTGTTACCCTTAAACACCGTTGCGCCTGTTCCGTTCGGAGCAATCTCAATGTCAGCGTTGGATGTGCTTACGATGTCCTGCCCGTTGAGATCCAGGTCGCCACCTAACTGGGGAGAGGTGTCTGTTACGATGTTAATTGCAGCAGGTGACCAGCGACTATTGCCGTTATCCCAGATCAGACTTTCACCATCGTTCGGAGCAACATTCTGGATGTCACGACCCTGCAACTGGTTGGCGTTGGTGGCACTACCCGTGGTCGGTTCCCACTGGCTTGCACTATTGTTCCACGAAAGGGTTTGACCATCTGAAGGGGCCGAGCTTGCGACATCCCTGCCCTGTATCTTGTTAGCATTCCAATTGGCAGTAGCTGCATCGAGTGTGGCGGCAGTGCCAGCGTCACTTACCTGCGATGCTGTGATGGAAATATCTACGTCAGTGGCTGTAGTGATCCGCCCTTTAGCGTCAACCACTACTTGAGCTACTGTATTTGCATCACCGTAAGTTGCAGCAGTGACACCGGAGGTAGCCAAGGTAGAGGAGATTGATACATTACCCGAACCGTCCACTCCGGTTGCCGTGCCAGTGACATCACCCGTAAGCGCAACCTCCCGTCCCGTTGCCCATGCAGTTGCAGTAGATGCATTTCCGGTTAAGGCAGCAGTAATAGTTCCAGCGGCGAAGTTACCAGACGAATCTCGCTTGACCACTTTGCTGGCAGTGTTGGTTGAAACCGCATTGCCATCCTTGACCACTGCAACAGCTTCATACTCCGAGCCAGTGTAAACCAGTGCCTCGCCGTCAGTAGTGGGATCAGTAGAACTAACAGCAACACCCTGAATCGATGTCGCGTCAGACCCACCTCCGCCACCTCCGCCACCACCTGTAATGGTAACCTCGGATACTCCAGTAACCCGCCCCTTTGCATCAACAGTGAAACGGGGGGAAGCAGTAGCAGAACCGTATGTGCCAGCAGTGACTGCCGTGTTCGACAAGGTGGACGCAATGTCTACATCCGCTGTGCCATTGAAATTTACATTGCCAGTGACATCTCCGGTTAACTCAATGTTCCTGGCAGTAGAAAGTTGGTCGGCCTTGGTGGCTGTACCAGTGAAAGTTGCGTCAGTTCCGTCCGTGCCACTATCGAGAACTGAAGTGCCGTCTGTAGCTTTTACGTCTCCGGTGACATTGCCAGTGACATTGCCGGTAATTTGGCCCGTAACATCCAGAGTACCGGCTACGGCAGTATTCCCGCTAGTCGCGTTGACTGTGAGTTTGTCCGTGGCTACGTCAAAGTTTCCGGTGGAAGTTAACGTGCCGGTGGATTTGACCGCCGCATCAGAAATTTGAAGTGCGGAATCGGTAGCGTCACCGTCCTGCACCGTGTCCAGAGACGAGGTAACGCCACTACTTGATGTCGTTTTGAGCAGTTCAGTGTAGCTCGATGCAATAGTCCGCCCCTGTAAAGTTGCCATTTAAATCCCCCACGCCTTTTTGATTTGTTTCTTACTGTATGAAGACTTGAAACCAGAACCCCCTTCAGTTTCCAACTTGTAATACCCGCGCCTTACCTGTTCAGTCTGGGACGGCATTCCGGTGGAGTTGCCGGTAAAGGCAAACCCTGTTGGTTCCAAACATCTGGAGTATTTTTCTCCATCAAAAATGATGTCTTTAGTTCCAACCGGAACCACCTCCTCGATGACCTCGCCGCCTTCAGACTTGAACTGGTAAATCGGCATAATTAGTAACCGGCTTTTTCGTCCTCTTCTTCCGCCATCTGAATCAAGCGATCTTCATCAGATTCTTCTTCCGAATCCTCTTTCTTGTGATCAACGTACTCGATGGGTTGGCCTTCAACGGTCTGAAGCTCAACATGGGCTTCTTCGCCATCAATGTTTTTGACAACGCCCTCGACGTTGTTCATTTGAACTGTATCGCCATTTTCGGGCATGGCAGCATCACCCTCTTCATCCATGTTGGATAATGCGCCCAAAGGAATTTTAATCATTGTCTTTTTAGTACTGGTTTCCGAGTTGCCGGAGAGGCGGGGCTTTTCAGCCCCACCCCCCACGGCGATCATAAGAACCACGCCTTTTGGTTTCTTACCTTTATGCATGGTCTGTTTTATTTTTAGCCACTGTATGCGGTCTTGGAGCGCATGATGGCGTAGTTGTCTGGGTTGAGGCGCAAAGCACCCCAATAGCATTTGATCGACACATTAATCTTCTGATCAAGTGGATCGCTCTTGTCCGGCCCGTCCGCAATGATGACCTTCGGGCTGAACGGAGACTGCGAACCCAAGTTCGGCACACCGTATGCCTGTTGTCCGAGGAACAGGGTGGCGTACACGTTCTTGTCAGCAGCAACGCCGTTTCCAGCAGAAGCGTCATAATCGAAACGATCATCGTCCGCAGTGTTGGCGTTTCCGCTAACAAACGGATTGGTGGTTTCGATGAATTTAGCACCAAACAACGAACCAACCTCACCCTTGTAGAGTTCGGAAACATTGCTGTATTGGGCGGCATTCAACCACTCGTTGACCTTCATCACATCACTCAAGACCTGCGGGCTGACCACCGCAACATACATTCCGCCTTTGGCAGGAGTAGCGCGATTGATTTTCAGCTTGGTCACGGCATCAAGGATGTCGCTCGCTGCCAGCGTATTGCCGGAAGTGGTGGCGCAGAAGTCGGTGTAGTCCGTGGAACCACCAGCGTACATCTCGGTAAGAGTGTCGCTGTTGTCCAGAGCAGAACCATCGCCGTTTTCTTTAGCGTCACCAGCCACATTGGAACCCACCAGCGTATTGCGAGTAAGCGTGTCCAAGTCCAGAGCAGCATCTTCACCTTGAGTTCTGATGCTTTGCTGGAGGCTGTTGAACAGGTCGGTTTGAGTCAGGATGTCCGTCAACTCAATCACCTGACCGCGCTGAATGAGCGACTTGTCAATTTTGGTGAGCGAGAGGGAACGGGTTCCCGATGGTTTGGTTCCCTCGGTTGAGAGGGTTTCAATACCAGACGTACTCGGCGCGCCATAACGGAACATCGAGATTGCCTTGTTTCCGGCCTTTGCAGGAAGAGCGACCTTCTCTGCGAATTGATCCAAAACCAGTGCTTGAACAGCATAGGACAGCAATTTCTTGCTGAAATGATTCTGATACTGGTTGGATAATGTGGAACTAGTGTTAGTAGCCATAATATTATCTTTGTGTTAGTAGCGGGCTAGAGGCTATCGTCATGGGCCATCGCAGCTTGGAGCAAATAATTGTCCTGCTCGCCAACGTCCATATCGTCAAAACTCCTGTCTCCAGAAACTTTGGCGGTGGTAAATCCTCCACCCACTGATGTTTTCTTTTCGTATTTGTTAACCAGTTGCTCCAGTTCACCTACCCGTTCCCGTAGGGAGTCGGCTTCTTTTGAGTTTTGGCGCAATTGAGCTACATCCACCGCCGCCTTCAATCCGTATGGATCAAATTGCAGCACTGGGTAAGTAGCCATGAGAGACGCGACTTCCTTAAACAATTCCGAGTTAGGGTCGTTGAGTTCCGGATGTTTTTCCCGCAATTCATTTTGCTGGCTCGTCCGAATCTGTTCGACTTCAGCGCGAGAAGATTGTTCTTGGGCTTCTTTATCTCGCCCGCGATATTCCTCCGCGCGTTTCCTGGCCGCTGTCGCCAAGTCGGATTCACCTTCTTGGTCGAACTCTTTTGCCGCCTTCTCGAAGTCATCAGCGGAATGCCCGTCTTCATCACGATAGCCTTTGTTGGCAGCTACTTTCTGGCGTTGTTCTTCCAACTCCTTTTCGCGCTTCTCCAACTCTGCTTCCCGCTTTTTGGCATCTTCCTTCTGGGAGTTTATTTTCTCCCATGCTTCAGATTGCCTCTTGCGGTTTTTCTCGTACTTGCTTACCGGCTTCTCCTCTGCCTTCTCTTCCGGTTCCGGTTCTTCTGAACTGGACTGTTCTTCAGCGTCCGATGCCTGTTCTTCCTGCTCGGCTTCTTCCTGCATCTGCTCTTTGATTTCGGTTACATCACCTTCATCACTTTCGGGTTGCTCCTCGATGGTGACTTCAGGCTCTTCACCGGCCTCGATGGCGGCATCATATTGCGATGCCGCTTGAACCAGTTGCTCTTCAGTTACTTCTGCATTTTCTTCAGGCATTTAACGCTCCAATAATAATTGCTGTTCCTCGTCGCGCATACGCAATCAAAACGCGCGCCGTGCTGTGGGGTCTTCACTCATCGAACGTCCGACCCCGAATACGTCCGATGAAAGTTCGTCTACCGGCTCGATCTCGCGAGCCAGAGATTCGACAGTATGAACGGTCATTCTCATGCCGTTAGCAAAGCCAGCCTCATGCTGTAACTTGCTTCTGTCCGTTTGCGCTGCCACCAGAGCGTTTTGGCGCAGCACCATGTTAAGTAGTAAACGGCGGAACTTCCGCCCCTGCTTGCTAACCAGAAACTGGCGCAATGCATTGATATCATCCGCTTCCCATTCGGCGTCCTCCACCCAAGGCAACCTGCTACTCATCGCCCAAGCGATGCGGATGAATCTAAAAAGTCGCATTAGTACTTAACCTTCTTGGTCTTCTTTTTCTTGCCCTTCATTTTTTCTTTAATCGATTGATAATCATGCTTTTCCTGCTCGGATTTTGAGGCCCACCTTTTAACGGCAACTTCCAAAGCGATCTTTCCGCGTTCTCTCTGGTTGCAGGGTATTTGCCTTCATCATTTAATGATGCCATTTTTGCTAAATAATCCCCTTCATACGATTCCAGCAACTGGGACTTTACGCCCTTGTTTTTTTCCATGCTTATTTTAGCAAAAAATTTTGCAACCTTTTCAGGAAGCTCCTCTTCGTTAATGCTGGTGATTTCTTTGTAAGCGTTGGAGTTTGCTGGAATGACATAACCTTCCCTCGGCAATTTCTCCCCCCTAAACTCAACACCCCCATCTTTTGTCTTGTAATGCCCTGCGGGTCTGCCGTCATCGGTCATACCGTACTGCTGCGGATAAAAGACTGTGTAAGACTTTCCTTTTGGCACTCCAAGTGGGTTTGTCTTTTTCTTTAAAGCCGCCGCTGGTGTTATTTCATCACTCATAAAAAAAGCTAATATTAAAACTATCAATTACCTACCACGCCTTACACGACCAGTATTTCGCAGACATCTTGTCTTTTGCTTCAGCGCAGTTATGTCTGGCCCTGAAGTTTTTGCGTCTCTCTGGGTTGTCTTTTTTTATTTCCATGTTGGCATCACCAAACATGACAATTTTCTCTTTTCCACCGGAGCAAGCCTTGACAACAAACTTTTTTCTTCCATGTCCCGCTTCGCCTTTTGTGATTCGGCGCGGCGAGTTGCATTTCATTTTGTCTTTATCTCTTGCCATTAGGCTACTGCTTCCTGCGGTTGTACTGGCGGCTCCGGCGCGACTTCAGGCTGCGGGATGGAGGCATCTACGGGAACTTGTGGCATTTGCGCTTCCTCTTGGTTTGCGATGATTCCAGTTGTCTCTAGATACTTCTGCACATCTTTCCGCAACGCGCGCGCGGTGTTGGCATCGACTACCTCCAGCGCGCTGATCAGTCCGCCCAAACGGGCCAGTACTGCTTGCTGCCCTTGCGGGCTTATAGGTTGGCCGGTTGCACGGGATTGCTCGATGAAACCCATCAGCACCTGTATCCGGCCCTGTAAATTTTCGTATTGTTTGACTGCAACATTTTGCCCTAGCAACAACGCTGGGATTGTCCGTTGCTCATCTTCCACCTCATCCTGCACCTTGTTTTGCGGATCACGCACCAGACGGGCAATGAGGCTGGGGTCTTCCAGTTCAAGGATGGACTTATCCAGTTCGACTTGGTCAATCCACGGGCTTTGGCCCAAGAGCATTTTCCGTTGCACTGCCTTATTGAGCAGCATCTGTCGGCTGACCATGTCCAT